GCCTCCGATATGGCGGGTACATTAAGTGTAACATATGGCTGTAGCTGTGTCAAGCAATTCTACATCAGTTAAATCAAGCCTGTTATTCAAAAATATCACTGTTGCGTAGTCGATGGTCATTGCAGAACGTCAAATTGTGTAAACGCTGCTCCGACGCTTCGTTTCAATTCTCGCGCGTCATAGTCGATTATGTTTCTTCCATTCCTTGTCTGAGATTTTCTCGCGCAGAGTTTCCAAATTCCGGATCAAGCTCAAGCCCAAGACTAGTACTTGCTCCAAGCGCGTCAGCCACTCGGATAGCGTTTCCGCTTCCTGCTGTTGGGTCGAATACTCGGGAGTGTTCATCACAGATCATCCTCATAAAATGGGTTAAGACTGGTCGGGGTTTTTCCGACGTGTGAAATTCCCGCGTAGTGGGAGCTGCAATAGAGTTGGCAACGGCCCGGACAATCTTACGATCCCCCCTGGACGCAAAGAGGGCTGTTTCATAAGTTCGTCTGGGTCCACGGTTAGCATCTGGGATAATTCCCGCATTGTCAGATTTGGACCAAATGAGGGGGAAACGCGATACCGACCAGCCGCCAGCCTCGAGTTGCACGATTGTCTCATTATAGTAGTCCATCGAGAACCAAAAGATAAGATGCGCTGATGGGTCAATGAAATTATCTCCGTGATTGCAAAAGGTTTCCAGTAGGTTGAAGTAGTCTTCTTTCGTGTCGGAATAACTGCCGGTAGTTCCGCGAGCAGACTGACCAGATTTGTCGCCAACGCCTACCCCGTAAGGAAAGTCACAATGAATAAGGTTAAAAGGCTCCCCGCGATAATCCCGAGCCCAAAGATGAAAATCAACTTCTTGTATGACTGCGCGATTTCGGGGAGTTTCAGTAAGTTGTCCCTGTCCTTGATCCCTAGGTGAAGTTCCTTCAGGTATTTCCGCGCCAGTTTCTCCCAATATTTTTCCAATTTCTTCTCCGAGATTTCGTTTAGCATTGGCTTGTTTCCTTTCCGCGATGCGTTGGGATGCGTTGAGGGCTTTGGAATATTTATCCGCGCCCTGAACGATCTCATTATCCATGTGGGCTTCGACCAGCAGGTGGTTGCGAACTACCCCGGAACTAACTCCCATGGCCTCGGCGGTTTGCACCGGGGTCCAATCGGGGTTATCTTTCCCGAGAAGCCGATGATACTCTGCAATCGCGCGAACCTTATCGTCCCAGGCAAGTTCGCTCCGTTTAACGTTTTCTTCCAGTTCGATTAAATAGAGTTCATCTTTTGACAGGTCCTCCACGTACTGAAAGGAAACCGGGTTGAGGCCAAGTTGAACACAGGCGGTAAGGCGGCGTTCTCCGGCAACCAGATTGTACTGCTTGTCGATTACAGGCGGGTTGATCAGGCCGACGTTGCGAATGCTTTCCGCGAGTTCGTCTATGTCGCGGAGTTCAGTTCGTTGGCGGTTTTCCCTGTCAATGTGAATGAGGGCGGGGTCCAGTTGGACAAAGTGGCCGGATGTCATTCTTTTTCCTCCGTTGCGCATTCGAATGCGATCCCAGCGTAAGCCGCCATATCTTCGTAAGTGTCAGCTTTGACTTTACCTGAGAATGTCCGGGCCATTTTTTGTAAGACGTTAAGATGAGCTACATCTTGAGAAGTGATCATACCAGTAAGCTGTCCGATAGTCTGTCCAGCATATTTCGACTCAAGATAAGCATCCCAAAGCACAGCGATGTTGCCAAGGTTTTCGGTCGGCGGGCCGTACTCAAGGTCTCGATCCCCGCAGGTGTGTTTGATGGCGTTGTTGAGAATGTCTTCGCGGGTGTGAGCTTGGTCTTCCCACTTAGCGATATAGTGGGTAACTTCCGCGTGAGCTTCTTCGCGGGTTCGTACACGGGCAACTTGTTCACCGTTCCAATAGACAGCCCAAGGGGCTACTTTACGTGGGGAGTCTAATTCTTCGATTATTTCCCAAGAGGGCATTTTGATCATGATTTGCTCCAAAAATTAGGGCAGTCTACTAAGCCGACTTATTTAAGTTAGGTAGCATTACACCTAACCCCCGATTTATTTATTCCAGCGGGTAAGTGCGCCGAACTTGCGCAAACACCTGCTCGTCATCATTGGGGTTGATGCGATGATCAACCTCAACGTTGCCATGTGTGCCGGGGCAGGCTGCGATAGCGTCGCCCAAGCTCATGCCTTCTTCGAAGCAACCAAGGTCAGTTAAGAAACGTTTCAGGCGATTAAGGCTGCCTTCGCGCTTCTGTTCATCTTCCTCAGCGGTGCTGAACATAAAGGTGTGGTACAGGCTGACCCCGGCGACGTTACCGTAGTTAGCCAGTTCGTCTTCGTCCACTTCAACCGGCGCAGTTACAGCCAAGCGAAAGTTAATGCGGTCGAAGAGTATCCCATCTTTGGATGTGAAATCATCCTGGACGGGGATAGCGGCCACCTGAAACGAATACAGCCCAAGGGGCAGCGCCGGTGGTTGTTTGATGTCTTCGGCTTTTCTGTCTAGCATGTCAGCGAAACGTGTCATTTTATCTCCTTCGAGGTTGGGGGTATGACTACCCGGTTAAATGTTAAAGTTGGTTGGTGGTTTGAACAGTTAGTTCGAGTGTAGAAAGTGCCAAACTTAGATCATCCAGTATTAGGTTCATTCGAGCATATTCAACCGATAGTGATTTTGAATCAACCGACAATTCCGGTTCCGGTTCCGGTACGTAACCAATCAACCTATCCAAATTGCGGGTTAAATTATTATTGGCAGTTTGAATACGTTGTGTATTGTCCACTATCCGTTCAATAAAACCTTGCATTGGAGTAAGTTCTGCGGCGATTGAGGGGTTGGGGTTTCCTATTGGTGGGTTGGTGATTCCTACACTTGATTCCATTTTAATTTCCTTTCAGTTTTTCAAAGATGTCGGCCATCCCGGTTTCGAGGGGATAGGTGGCATCTATTTTCATGGGGGCTGGGTTTTTAAGGTCCAGTTCGGTGGTGGCGATGGTCTTGATAGTTCGTTTGGAAGTCTTGCCCATAACCATAGACTCGGCGAGTAACATGGTGTTGAAGAAGCTGGGAATTTTGTCCCCGATTGCTTTACCGACACTGGACGCAAAACCTTTGCGAAATCCATTCGCGTTCTCTCGGTAGTCAATGTGGGTTATTACTATCACATTGGTTTGAAAAATGTTTCCGGTAACTGTGTCGAGAATGTCCATGATGGAGTCTTGTGCGACCTTATACCACTGACGGGGATCGCGAGAGTTGGGATTAAGCCCCCGTGCCCAAGCAAAGGCTGCCCGACCAAAATGGGTAAGTGAGTCAATTACGAGAATGGTATCGCTTCCCCACTCCTCGGGCTTTGTATCGTCGGTCCATTTGTCGAGTAGGTTGTTGGCGCGAATGTATGCCTTGGGGCTGCCCGATACCTTGCTCCCGGTTGGCCCGGCTTTGTATTTGTCGCGAAGGGTTTCATACTGAACGTTACCGATTTGGTCCGGGCATTCGGCTCTGATGAAATTCACCATAGCATCGAGTCCGTTATCCATATCAATGATCCGCAGTTTGTATCCCGCTTTGACCAGTGATACGAGAGCACCGGTTTTGCCTGAACCAGAATTACCTACGAATAGGAGTTTAACGAAATCGCCAGAACTATGGTCGGCTAGGTTGCTCATTTTATCAACTCCAAGATTTTGTTAGCGACGCAGCGGGTTGTTCTAAGACACTTATTAGCAATGGGTTCACCATTCCTATCTCCTCTCGATCGGGTCCCAGACTTGTTGGATAAAGTCTGACTTAAGTTTCATTTCGCGCAACCGAGGGGAAGAGGCACAAACATTACGGAAATCGCAGCCTCCATAATTACCACAGGCGGTAGCGTTCATCGGGAACTCGCCGATCTGCATGTAGTGTTGTGTGAGACGGATAGTGTTAAGCGCGGAACGCCACCATTCGTCGAGTTGTTCTTGTGTGCGATGTGTGAAGCCGCGCTCAAACCGGGTAAAGTTAACGGCGATTTGGGCTCCGTCAATGATCACGCCTTTGATCGGCGTGTGGAAAATCATCTTACCCGCGAGCGAGTATTGGGACATTTGGTTATCGGGGTTGAACTGGTCAAAGAAGTAGGTGCCGATTGTGCCACCTGTGGTTTTCTGATCCATCACAAAAAGTGAGTCAGAATAATTCACAACGCGGTCAAGGTGGCCGCAGAGGAAAATGTCTTCTTCCATTTCAAAGGAAAAGCTAAGTTCCACGGCGGGCTTACCGTCAGCAAGATGGTGGGTCTTTACCGCGCTTTCGGACTCGTCACCAAATTCGGCAAGATACCAAACAATGCTGCGGATTAGGCTGAACCGGGTTTTGGCCGCGTGGTCGAATGTGAGCCCCCATGTATCGGCAAGGGTTTCGCGTACAACGCGACGGGTGGCGTCTTCAATGCTCGCACCGGCGGCACGGTATTTATAGAAGTGCTCAAGGGCCGTGGCGTAATGTTGACCGAAGATTAAATGGATACTGGTATTTTTGGGTCGGTATCCATAGATGAGTTTGTATTTGTAATACGTTGGGCAAGTTTGAGCCATTGTAATGCTTGTTGCATCCCATGCCCACTGCTGGCCATCCCGGACAGAGTTGTTTGGAAGGGGTTCTAACATAAGGCGATCCTTACAATTTCAAATCGAGATCAAGGCCGGAAAGTTTTTGCTGCTTGGCGGTTAATTTGGGCGCAGCTTTGGTTGCTGCGGAACCTTTTTTCTTACCGGGGCTGGCGATGAATTTTTCACGGGCGTCCCGGCAGATTTTTATGATTTCATCAATGTCAGATTCTGTGTGGGTGGCGGGATCTCGGGAGAAAATCTCGGCGATGTTGGTCATTCTTGCTCTTCCTCGATAATGATATTTTCGGCACCAGAGCCAGAAGCGATGTTATCCACAAATTGAGATACAAGCTGCCGAATGACGCGGGCTGCTTTGATATCTCGAGCGTGGTATATATCGATAATCCGTTGGTAATCGCCTTCGCGAAGAAACAGCGTATGTTTGGTTAAATTAAGTTTCGGCAACTATCTTCTCCGGTTTGCGGACAATCCATAGGTGGATGTCAGGTTGCTTGGGACTCGGCAGAAACGTAAGCGGTTCAAAGTCCGGGTCACTCTTGCGCAGCGGGTAGAGTTTTTGGCGCAAGAGGACCGGGTCTGTGGTGCTGACGATTATGCCGAGCGGTGTGTTGATAGCTTCGTAAAGCAAGTCAAGAAGGGGGTTCACAACCCTGCTTCATCCTGTGGGTGGCTTTCGTTACCTTCTCCGCGCACCTCAAGAACGCTCACGAAGGGGTATATTGTTTGCCGGTAAGTTTCCAGCCGTTCAACGGTGACGGTGAATTCCATTCCCTCGTCAATCTGGGGGCCGATCCAAGCAGCGTCATCGGCGTTGATATAACCCATATGGAAGCCGTTCCCGCCGGGGGTTAAGATTTTGACCGCGTTGGCGTCATATAGGTTATCAGTTTCCCGCTCATAAAGCAGGACATCACCGGGCTGAAGGGCGGCAGCGTATTCTTTGGCGTGTTCGCCTCGAAAGTGCATTCCGACAATTTTGACATTGGGGTAATTTGACATAAGGTTGGGCCTCTATGTTAAAGGGAAAAGAGGTGGCGGTACACAGGGCAGTGTCCTTTCGGTAAAAACCGCCACCAAGGTTACTCGGGCAGGGAGGTAACAGGCAGGAAACCTGGACCCGAGGGTTCGTTTAGATGGCCAAGTCGATTTGAGCGTCGGCCTGTTTTTCGGCATCGACCAGGTTTTTCTTGGCCTGTTTGACGATGGCTTCGTGCTCGGCGAATTCAGCAACCTTGGCATTGTAGTGATCCATGCCGTTGGTTTCTTTGTACGCCTTGACTGTGGTGCCGGATTTTTTGATCATGAGGGTCAAGTAATCGCGGGCAACGGTTTTGGACTCGCGTTCCAGCGGCGTCATTGTGGCGCGGGAGCTGGTTGAGGCCATGTTGAAAACATATTCGCCATCGTAAGCAGTAAAGTCTTTGCGAATGCCTTTCATATCGGCATCGGCGTTTTCACCTTCGAGGGCATCTTTGATCCGCTTACGCCAGTTGTTGGCGATGTTTTCGGCGCGGACTTGGTTGAGTGCCTTGGCTTCGGGCGCGGTAAGCGGGTGGCCTTCTGCGTAGGGCGTGGTCACGTCAAATTCTTGTTTATGGATTTGGATGGTTTTGGTCACGGGTTTCTCCTTGTGACGGATTGCGGGTTTGGTCTTGGTCGTGGATTACACCGTATCACGGGCGCGGAAAGGGGTCAAGAGCTGATGTATGGCTGGTGTATATTATTTATGCGCCATATGTTTTGCTCAATCGGGTTTCGCGGCCTTCCCTTCCACCTCGGGCAACAAATTCCGATCTTTCAGCAATTGGCGTTTTTCTTCCATCGTGAGGATTTTGTTGTTGAGCAAAAGGTTCATAGTTGTGTAATCAATGTGCCCGGTTTTGTTGCCGGGGATTTCTTGACGATACTGGCCGTCAACTTTGATGGTGGCGCGGAATTGAACTACCCAGCGGCTGCCGGTGAAAACCAAATTAGCGGGTTTTGTTACCGGTTGATCCATTCCCTCAGCAATGTGGTCGATGATCAGTTGTTCAGTTACATTAAGGGCTTTGCGGCGGGCGAGGAATTCTTTCCACAAATCTTCTGGGATATGGTCCTGGGCATGGCGGGAAATGATAGTGTTGGGGATGGTTGTCGTTTGGATTGGAGTTGGTAGGGTCATTTGAGGTGGTCCTTTCGGGTTTTGAGTGAAGCGCCGAGTTGGGTGGCGAGTTTGTGGATGTGTTTGGCGAGGGCTTTGCTTTCATTTGTGGCCGTGGTACTGTCCTAGATGCGGCGCATGTTGGCGCGGGTCATAGCGGCGGCACCCATGAAGGAATTGTGCTTCCGGATTTCTTGGCGAGATGGTTTCATTCATCCGACTCCTTTGTTTCGTAAGTTTCACTATCGACGTAGATCAGATCGTCAATCGCCCGCGTCTCAATCACGTATTTGATGTTCGGGTCCTGCCCGTTTTTCGTGCACAGGAAATGGTCGAGGAAAAAGACCTTTTCAAACTCCAGCCCCTTGGCGCGATGGCCGGTCATAAGCTGGATGTGACCGGCTTGCCCACCAAGGCGCTGGGCGAACGCGATTGCATCACCAAGCGTTTCGGTCTCCTCGATAAAGATTTTGAGACAAGCTGCGGTATCCTCAAGCAACCGATGATCTTTGTGCCGGAGCTTTTCGGTTTCAAGCCATGCGCTTACGCCGAGAAGGGCCGACTCCCGCTTGACGCTTGGCTTGCCCACCTTCTTAAGCTTGGCTACAACGTTCTTGATGATGTCCCGCCCGGCGAGTTCGGGGTAGCGCCCGTCCCGGAGCAAGCGTATGGCCATCGCGAACAAGGGCGCATTGTTACGGCACAAGACTGCTGCACCGTCCGGTATGTCTTCGGAGGCCCAATCAGCAGCATGAAGCACAAGACCTGGCTTAGCCCAATCCGGCCAACGCATATCTGGGGCGCGCCAACGGGCATTTTCGGTCACAGCTTGGCTACACCGGAAGCTTGTGGTGAGGCTAAACGGTTTCGCATCAAACATTTTGCCGAGCTTGTTCATTGAGGTTGTATCTGCGCCTCGAAAACCATAGATTGCTTGGCACGGGTCGCCGACAAGGATCACCCTAGATCGGCTTTTGACGATCTTCTTGACTAAAACGTGATTGATTGCAGATAGGTCCTGGGCCTCATCGATCAGCACCATATCATAGCTGTCGAAACTTACCCCGGCCACGGCGGGAGCGAGTATCATATCGTCAAAGTCAAGAATACCCTGCTTGGTTTTCTCCCAACTTAGCTTAGTCACGCGGTTGATAAGCTCTCGTTGTAGCTCGGTGGCGTTGATTTCGAGAAACTCTCCGAAGAAATCTTCTTCGGTGATCAGTGGTTTATATGCGGCGGACGTGTTGTCGTAGAGGTAGCCGGCATTTTTACCCGCAGCAATGGCCCTGAGCGTGTCGCCAAAGGTTTCCCAAGCGGCGCTTTGCTCATCTTTGTCGAGTTTGTCGATTTGCTCTTTGAGTAGGTTATAGTTTTTGGTTTTCCAAACGCGAGTGGGTCGACTGATGAACCGACGCCATGCGGAGTAGCCAATACCGTTAAGGGTCATGGCTGTGAAATTGCTTGGCATCCGGTCCCGCATCTCGTCGCGGATTTTAGCATTGAACGCGAGAGTAAGACCGGTGACTGATCGGGGCATAGCCTCGGCGATCCAAATCAAGGTTGTGGTTTTCGCGGAACCGGCGCGGGCTGTTACCATGATATTACCTGTGGTATTGACAGCCGCATCGATGATGGCGCGTTGTTCTTCGGTGCGGGAAAGGGTCATTATTTTTTATCCTCACGTAGTATTTCTTCTATGGCCTCGAGTGCATGTGAAAATAACTCCGCCCGACCAAAATGTTTTGTACCTTGACGCCGAATTTCTTGGCTGAGCAATTCTTCTATCTGACCAGTTGATTTAATTAAATACTTCGGGCTGGTGGAAAAGCAGTCGATTACAATTCGGGCTGTAATCATAGCGCTGAGTGGGATCAAACTCGCTTTAAACGATTTGTCTGTAGTCGGCATCAGTTCATTTGCCAACTCGCGAATTTGTTCAATGATAGGGTCCAAGCGCTCCAGGTCCATAGCTTTGAGTTTCTTTAGGTGGGCGTTGGCGCTTATTCGAGCTTCTTTATCCGTATTGTTCATGATATTACTCCATTATAGATTAAGACCGGGGATTTCCAGGTCGTTGGGCAGTGAGTTTTCGGCACGTTCCTGTTCACGGGCGAGGCGTTCAGCGTGGCGAAAGTAGGCTTCTTCGGTGCGCATTTTGATTTCGGCTTCGAGGTCTTTCCAAAGTACGGTATCCAACCATATCCGGGCACCGAAAGGGGAACCGATTATGCACCTGTCTTCTTTGTAGGGCATAAGCAAGAGCGGGTCGGTCGTGTAGCGGTGAGATTGATAGTACTGTTCAAGCGGGGTCATGGTTTCCTATCCTATTAAGTTCATAAATCCGATCAAAGCCCAAAAGCCGAACCAGACAGCGACTGCGAGAAGTATCGCGTAAAAAGCATCACTCAAGGTCCAAGCCCTCCGACTCAATCGGTTCTGGGTCGATGTCGATTGGGTTGCCATCTAGGTCAAGAAGTTCCCCGACTACCTCGCGATAGATTATCAACACGTCATGCGTGAGAGATTTATCGGGCGGCGCTTTGGAGGAATAATTCTGACCATCAAGGCCCCAAATTTGCAGGATCAAACTGTCTTCGGGGATTGATGCGATATAGCCCTCGATTTCACCCATGCGCTTCGTGGCCTCTTGTCGAAGAATGGTCCGATACTTATAGCACCGTTGGCGAAAGTTTACGGCATCGCCGTAGGTGGGAAGGCGATAGCGGACGCCCTGACCCGAGGCCACGGCTTGGTCGATGATGGGCATCACATCAGTGTATGTGACAGATGCGGCGGGGATTTTACTCATGGTGTTTCCTTTGGCTGGGCGGGTATGGGCATCCAAAAGAGGGGGATGGCTTCAATCTTATACCAGCCCCAATGATGTCTTTCCGTTTCATCGGGCCTGTATTCCAGCCAACCTTTGTGCTGATTGAATTTGCAATCCGTGATCCGCCAAAACCGATCTGCCGACCGGACCCATAAGTCTACTTTGCCGCTGGTTCCGTCGTGTGTCACGATAGGTCGCCAATGCGCTTCTCTGTCTGTCATTTTCTGGTCCTATTCTTCAAGCTTGTGTTTTACTGTTGTGGCCAAAGTCAAAACGGCCAATTCTAAACGCGCAATTCTTTCTTCAAGAAAGCTTTGGTAATTATTGTACCGCGCGGCGTCCATTTCACCCAAAATCTGATCGCAGACATTCGCCACCAAGTCGGGGTCAGCATCGGTGATATAACTTTGCGGTAACATATTGTTGGCGGGGTGGTTCATCCTGTGCTCCTTATATTTCAGACGATATTGCCACAGCGTTCGCATAGTGCCACGCATATGATACGGCTTCGAGTAAACGGATCATCGCTTACGAGCCTCCAAATGTGCGGCGCGGGAAATGCGATCGGCTATTTCCTCTGCTCCGGTTGGGCCGTATTTGGTTATCAGTACGTCGGCGAAGGTGGTTACAACAGCCTCCGGGTCCGCACCGGTTAAGGCTTTCATTATCTCAAGGGCGCGATGTGAAGCGCCGCCCGGTTTACCTTGTTCCGCGAGTTGTGCTTTGGTTAACATCACTTAGTCCTCAAATTGTAAAAGAAAATGGCGATGGCGATTGCGAGGGCCACTTGGACCCCCGCTGGTATCGCATGCTGGGCGATGAACTCCATTAGAATGGAATGTCATCAGTTGGTTCTTTGGACTCAACCGGTTCGGGGTCCGGGTACATTCCGCGCTTGTCCACAAGCAGAGCATACTTGGCGCGTTCTTCAATCAAGGCCTGAACGAACAACCGTCCCGCAGCCGAAACAAGTTCGGAGTGTAGCGCGGTGCTTTCCCCTTGTTGCGTAAGCAGGACCTGAAGTTCACGTTGCTCGCGGTTAAGCTTTCCCTTGACGGTGAGGGGATAGTCAAAAGTAACGGTGTCGTGTTGAACTCGTTTAGAGTAATCCAAGCGTTCTTGGAAATCATCTGTGCAGTAGATAAGGGCTTTAACCGCCCCATTATAGTTAATGTTGAAGGAGACTGAACCTATCTCATCATATCCAAGCATCCGCTTGAGTTCTTCTTTGAAAGTTTCACCTTCCGCGATCAGTTTTTCTGTATCGATAATCATATTGTATCTCCTAGTTTTTGAACCGAAGGTAATCCTCGGCTACTTGTTGGTCGTCTCGTGGATCGAAGCTGGGATAGCATAACTCAACTTCGGTAGTCATTTCGCGGTGTTCCCGCAAGGCTGTTTCCCAATCTCCTTCTGAGTGGGGCATGGTGGCGCGGCGCGCATCGTGACTGTGCATCACGCGATCCTCGTAACCATAACGGCGAAGTGATAGAGGGCCTGAGCAAAGTGCGGCCCGAAGGCATCGGCAACTACCGCCGCGAACGCTTTGTTCACTGTGTCGTGGCTGTACCCAATGTTCTCAGGGACTTCCCCGGTGCCGGGATGAATGAGCGGTGCGCCCATAAAGCAGGTGGCCATTTGTTCGGGGGTGAATTCCTGACAAATGAGCATGATTTCTTCCGGTTCTAGTTCGGCGATTTCACTGGTATCAAATTGCATTGGATTTTTCCTTTCGTGTCCAGTCTTCAAGACCGGCGATTGCAAGATCATATTGACCTCGTTTGTAATGCTCGCCGGTAATTTCCCCGGCTGCTCGGAGCATCTTGGTAATGGTCCAGTTTCGATTGGGCACTATGCCAATGTCTCGGTACATTTTAATACCGGTTCTTATGGCGAGTGCCCGGAAAATTGTCACTTGTTCTGGCCCTTCAAAGGTTGTCATTGCTTCACATCCCCATATCGTTATCTGGGTGGCCGGGAGCGCCGCGTTTGAACGACTCATCTCGAGCTTCAACCAACCGTTTCTGTGTATCGCGCTCCTCAAGTGGCTTATTTTCCACCGCCCAAGCTACGCGGGTTGCATGTGATTGGTCTGTGCAATTAAGAAACACGGTGAGGTTGCGGTCCTTAATCTTCACCTGCCATTGCGCTTTACCGCGCCCGGCACTGACGTATTGAATTGTGGCTTTCATCAATCTATCCTCGCGATTTCATAAGAACCATCGGACTGCACAACGGCGACCCATGCGTGATCGAACATGAGGATAAGCTCATCACGCAGAACACCGGCAGTCCGTGCCATTACGTTTGGATCACCTGGGTATTCAAGGTAGATGCCACTGAGGTCGGTAAGGTCGATTTCATTGCTCTGTATATGGTCAATGCGAAATCGGGACTCTTTCCCGAAAAGGCCGTGAAGCGTGAAACCCTCAAATTTGTGCCAGCCGCCACCGTGGGCGTAATTGGCGTTAATCTGTTCAACGGCAGATCGCTCGTCGAGCAGGTCAAGGAAGGTTGGGACGTATCCCGCAGCTTCCATGTCTGTAAATCGTATCATGTCTAGGCTCCCGTGTTTGAATATTTGGTGATCAACAGTTCGGCGATCGTCGGAGCAATCGAAGGGGAATAATATTCCCTCGGCTCTTCCCCGTAACGAATGCCAAAGCTGTGATAGCCGGATGGTTGAGGCAGGATGTAAAGATCGACCTTGCCCTTATGGCGAGTTTCTATTTCTTGTGCATAAAAACTGGCGGTTTCGGGGTCATGGGCCAAAGCCTCCATGATGTCGGGGACATAAATCAGTGTGTTGGCCCAAGGGTTGAAGGTGTGAAAATGTGCCATGTTATGTCCTCCGCATCGCAATTAGATCAAGAACGGTTTTTGGTTCGCGTGGCGGCATCCGGTCAATCGCATCACAAGCGGCCTCCAGTGTGACAAAGGCGCGAAGCCCGTCGCCCACTGCAAAGAGTGTGCCGAATTGCGTCTGCGTGGGCCAAATCCTTACCCCCTTGTGGCTGGTAAGTGTGCCCGTGGCTTTCGCCGTGTCGAAATAGTTCATTGTATCGTACTCCATTTGGTAAGACTCATCAGCGGGGACATTACCAAGT